CAGCGCCGGAAAGAACGGGTACGGCCGCGCGTCCCAGGTCCAGGCGGCGCATTCCGGCACATGCACCATCCGGCCGCCGTAGACCGAGGACACCGGGTTGTTCGCCGGGGCGCCCCACCAGAGATACGTCGCCTCGAGATACGCGCGCTGGATCGCATCATCGCGCCAGCCCCGCGAGAAATGCGGGGTGAAGCTCTCCGAGGACTTGGGATCGAAGAAGACGTTCGGCTGGTTCGTGCCACGGTCGATGGCGGGACAGCCGAGCTCGGTGAACCAGATCGGCTTGGACTGCGGCGCCCACGCCGTTGGCGTTCCGCTCTCCACCCCGCCCGGGCGGTTGTAATGCGGGTTCGACCACCAGGCGCGCAGATCCTTGTAGCGGAAGACCCATGGCTTACTGGCGGCACCGTCGGTGATCGCGGTCCGGACCTGCGCGGATCGGTCAGCCGCGCTGGCATAGAACCAGTCGAAGCCTTCGCCCCCGGCGATGTTCGCCTGCAGATAGGCGCGGTCGTAGATCGCGGGCCAGCCCTCTGCCGCGTCGAGATGCTCGAACCCGTCGCGCCAGTCCGACAGCGGCATGTAGTTGTCGATCCCGACGAAATCGATCTCCGGATCGGCCCAGAGCGGATCGAGGTGAAAGAACACGTCACCGCTGCCGTCGCCCGGCTGGTGCCCGAAATACTCGCTCCAGTCCGCCGCATAGCCGATCTTGGTCCCGGACCCGAGGATCGAGCGCACATCCGCGAGCAGATCCCGATAGGCCTGCACCGCAGGATACGTGCTGGCGCTCGAGCGGATCGTCGTCAGCCCCGGCATCTCGGTGCCGATCAGGAAGGCATCGACCCCGCCCGCTGCCGCGCAGAGATGGGCGTAGTGCAGCACCATGCGGCGCAGGCCCCAGTCGCCGGGCGTGCCTGTCCAGCTGACGCTCTCGCCCGAGACGATGAAGCTCGCGGGCGTGGCCGCGCCGAACAGCGCGGCGACCTGGCTTGCGGCCGTGGCGGTCTTGTCCACGGTCCCGGCGAACCCAGCGGCGGGCGAGCAGGTGATCCGGCCGCGCCATGGGAACGCGGGCTGACCTGCCTCGGCGGCGTTGTCGGAATAGGGGTTCGGCAGCGTGTTGCCGGGCGGCACATCCATCAGGATGAAGGGATAGAAGGTCACGCGCAGCCCGCGCGCCTTCATCTCCTGGATCGCCTGCACCACGGCGAAGTCGGACGGCGTGCCGCCATAGACCGGGCGATCCTGGTCGTCGCGGCTGACGAGGAAGGCATTGGCGCGGCTCACGCCGTTCACCGACCAGCTGGCGGGCGTGGTCGACTTGGCCGACACCTCGACGCCCGGCCGCACCTTGCAGGAGCCCGCGCGCAGATCGTCGCCGAACCAGGCGACCACGAGGCTGACGCTCTCGACCGCCGGGGCCATCGCCTGCAATCGGTCGAGCGCTTCGACCATGTCGGTGGAGTCGGCCAGCGCGTTCAGGTTCTCGGGCACCGTCGCGCCGCCATCGGTCTTCCGGATCGCCTGCGTCGCGTAGGTGAACTCGCCCGAGGCCGGGATCATGGTGACGGCGCGGGTGAGCCCCTCGGCGGTGTCGGGATCGGCCAGCGGGCGGAACACCTCGAAGGAGAGCTGCGGCAGGCGGTTGCCATAGGTCGAGAGCGCCAATTCCTCGAAGACCACATAGGCGGTGCCGCGATAGGCCGGCGTGTTGGCCCCGCCCATCCTGGCCGCGATGAACGGGTCCGCCGTCTGCGTCTCATCGCCCGGATACCAGCGCCAGGTGACGCCGGAGAGGTCCATCGGCTTGCCGTCGGCCCAGATGCGCCCGATCCCGGTGATCGGGCCTTCGCAGAGCGCCACGGCGAAAGAGGCGTAGTACAGATACTCGGTCGTCTTGACCTTGCCGCCCCCGCCGCCCTTGCCGCCCCCTTGGGTGGTGGTCTTCGTCTCCTCGCGGAAATCGGTCGCCCAGATGATGTTGCCGCCCATGCGCATGCGCCCGTAGAGCCGCGGGATGACCGCGCCCTCGGTGGCCGAGGTGATGCGCAGCGTATCGAGCCGCGCGCCCTCGATGCGCTGGGTGGGCGCCAGCGACGAGATGATCCAGCTGTCGACCACCGAGCCGATGCTGGAGCCGATGAAGCCGCCGATGGTCGCGGCGCTGACGCCAAGGATCGCGCCGCCGATCGAACCGCCAATGGCGGCGCCGGCCGCGCCGAGAACGAGCGTTGCCATGTCGGGGTCTCAGCGTTGCGGGAACAGGAAGGCGAAGGCGATGCGCCGCCGCCAGGATGGGGTGAGCGGCTCCTCGATCACGCCGAGCCGCTCGTAGGCGTGGAGGAAGCTGTCGGGCGCGGTCAGGATCCCGACATGCTTGGCGATGGCGCGGGGCTTCATGCGGAAGAGGACCAGCGCGCCGGGACCGGCCTCGGCGGGCGCGACCTCGATCATCATCCGCCGCGCGCCGTCCGCCAGAACCTCGCACGGTCCGGTCTCGCCCCAGTCCCGGCTGTAGGGCGGGATCGGGAACGGCTCGGGGCCCACCACCTCGCGCCAGATGCCCCGCGCGAGCCCAAGGCAGTCGCAACCGACGCCGCGCAGACTGGCCTGGTCGTGGTACGGCGTGCCGAGCCATGACCGCGCGATGGCGATGACGCGCGCGGGGTCGGCCGTCGCGAGGGGTTGTGTCACAGCACGGACCCTTCGTGGCCGCCATCCTTGGTGGCGTAGCGCAGGACCGCATCCTGGCCGGGGATGTGCGGGAAGCCGCGGAAGATGGCGGTGTTGGCGAACTTCGCGCCGCAGGTCTCGATGCGCTTGTCGCAGCCCGCGCGGATGGTGAAGCCGTCACCCTCGGAAATCTCGCGCACCGGCGCTTCGAGCAGGGTCAGCACCGCGATGCCGTCCGTCACGTCATGGCCCAGCACCTCGGTGCGCCGTCCTGTGTTCGCGCCGCTGGTCCATTCGACCGTGCCGAAGATGAACCAGCCGGAGGCGAAGCCGCCGAGCCCCGAGGCGGTGAAGGCCCGGTCGCGCAGCAGATCAATCACGGCGCCCGTCCCCTTGTAGGCGGGGTCCTCCAGATCGACGCCGCAGCGTGCATCGCCGAGCGCGGCATCGCAGGTCGCCTGAAACGTCCGCCCGACCGTCTGGCCGACGACGTGGGCGAGCGAGCGCACCTCCGCGACGAAGGCGAGCCGCCCGCGCCGGATCTGACCGATGGCCCCGCGCCGCATCAGCACGCGCAGGCTCGGATCGGCCCAGTTCACCCGCCAGACCTCGACCGCCGCATTGTCCCAGCGGCCGTCGAGGATGTCGGTCTCGGTGATCCTGTCGGAGGTCAGCACGCCTTCGGCGTCCTGCGCGTCGACCGAAAGGTCCGAGCCCGAGCGCACCTCGGACGCCGTCAGGCCGCTCTCTGGCTCGAAATCCGTCCCATCGAAGCTGAGCGTCCGGTCGTGGTCGGTAAAGCCGAAACTCGTGCCGTCGGCGCGCGCGATCCGCCAGCACCACGCGAGCGTGGTCGTGCCGTCGTCGAGATGGGCCTGCAGGGCTGGTGAGACGGTCTTCATCGGCGCAGTTCCAGAAGCGGGATGGAGGTGATCGAACCGAGCCGGTCGAGGTCGAGCGTCACGTCGAGCACGTCGGTGTCGAAACGGACCGGCACGTCGAACTCGAACCCCGCGGCGATCGCGACGCCAGCGCCCGGCGCGGCGCTGAAGGTGACGACGCCGGTGGCGGTGTCGACCGACCAGCCGGAGAGCTCCTCGACGCCCGACAGCGCAATGCGCACGCTGCCCGCCACCGGCTTGGCGATGGCGCGCGTCCAGGATTGCGCGCCCGAGGCGTAGTGCTTCACCAGCTGGAACTCGGTCGTCGCGCCGTCGCCGGTGCCGATCGCCTGATCGGTGGGCAATGGCGTGCCCGAAGGCAGGCAGGACTTGTGGTCGCCCCAGTCCTTGAAGCGGAAACCGTGAAGCCGTCCGTTGCGTGCCTCGAAGAAGGCGACCACGGCCGCCAGATCGTCGGCGCGGCGGATGCCATAGGCGACATCGTAGCGGCGGCGCGAGTTGACCCAGCTGGCGTTCCGCTCCTCGTCGCCCGAGGCGAGCTCGACGATCTGCGTGCGCCGCTCGGGCCCGCCCCGCGCGCCGCGACTGATGTTGTCGGGAAACCGGACCTCGTGAAACGCCATCACATGCCCCTCCGCCCGAGCGACACGGCGCGGGCGATGTCGGCCGCGACCTGAGTTCGGGACTGCCGGAAGCTCTCGGCGTCGCGGACCATGATGGTGACGTTGACCCCGCCGCCTGCGCCGTAGCTCTGCGCCTCCCGGCGCGACAGCACCCGCTCGCCGCGCTGCAGGATCGCCGGGACCTCGTCGTGACGAAGTCCGGCCATGCCGCCGCCATGCATCCGGGGCGCAGCGGCGAAGGCCATCGCCGGGACCATGCGTGAGGGCCCAGCGGACCCGACCATCCCGCCCGCATGCAGGACGTTGGCGAAGATGCCGCCCGCGCCGGAAAACACGCCGGAGAGCGCGTTTGCGATCGGCCCCAGGATGAACCGCCGCGCCGCGAGCTGGGCGAGATCGGCGAGCAGCGAGGTGACCAGGTCGCGGAAGTTCAGCTTGCCGGTCTTCACGAACTGGCCCACCGCGTTCTCGGCCGACTGGAAGGCGCCGACGAGGCTCTGGCCGATGTCG